CAAGAAAAGAAAAAAGAAATAGTAGAAGCTAAACTAGATGCTCTTGAAGCTTTACCAGAAGGTAAAGAAAAAGATCGTTTGTATGACATATTACAAAAAAACTTGCAGTCTGTTACTTTAGGTCCAGGTGAAAAACTAGAACAAGATAAGCCTACAACAAGTAAAGAAACTACTACACCAACTGAATCTACTTCTAAACCTTACTTAGATAGTAAAGGTAATGTTAAACCAGATTGGAAAAGACCAGATGGTTCTACAAAAGGTCCTGGATGGTTAGGTAAACAAAAAAGTAACAGTGGAAAAGACATGAGTGAGTATTCTATTGGTACTGAAATAAATGGTAAAGAAGTAGACATACCTACATTTGTTCCTGGTCTAACACAAAAAGAAATAGACTTTTTAAAGACAGAGCCTAATGTAAAAGACATTCCAGATTCTATTTTTAATAAGGCTAAAACTCATGCTGACAAACTAATTAGTGCAGGTAAGTCTCCGTTTAAAGAATGGGATGACACCAGTTTAAAAGAGTGGAACAAAGGATCAAAAGATACTAGTAACAAATACACAGAACAAAATCCAGCTAAACCTACTTCTAAAAATGAGTACGATAAATTACCACCAGGTAGCTACTATATGCAAGATGGTACATTAAAACGTAAGAAAGGTTAATCATGGCTGATTTTGGACAAGGTGATGAGGTTGTATCTAAACCTAAGTCTTCTTGGGGACATGATGATGAAGTTGTATCTACTAAACAAGCTTCTGTAGAAACAAAACAGTCTATTGGTGGACCTGTTAGTAACTTAGCTCGTACTACTACAGAAAGTGTTTTACCAGGTTTAGGTGGTCTTGCAGGAGCTGCTGCTGGTGCTAGTGCTGTAACTCCATTAGCTGAAGGTGTTTTAGCTGTTGGTGGTCCAGCAGGACCTATTATTGCTGGTGCTTTAGAATTAGGTGGTGCAGGATTAGGTGCTTATTTAGGAGCAGAAGGAGTTGCTTCTGTTCAAGATAAGTTGCATCAATTAATAGCTCCAGAAGACTTTGAACAAAGAAAACTACAAAGAAAACAAAACCCAGCTACTACTTTTGTAGGTAATATAGCTGGAGGTGTTGTTGGGTTATCTCCTAAAGTTGCTGTAGATACAACTGCTAAAGTTATTAACACTGCTATGAAAGCTAGAGCTGCATCTGCTGCTGCTCAAGCTGGTGTATCTGCTGGTACTCAATTAGCTACTACGGGTACTGTTGATCCATTAGAAATGGGTGTGGCTGCTGTTACTGGTGCAGTGTTACCAGGAACAAATCGTTTAGGAACACCATTTGCTGGTGTAGGTAAAGCTATTGGTGAAACTGTTGCTAATGTATTTAAACCTGGTAAACCAACAACTAAAACAAAACCTTTTGATTTACCAGATCGCCCTTTAGAAACAGCTACTCCAGAAGAAAAAACTGAATACATTAAAAAATTAGAAGCTATTAAAACTGAACGTGATTCTAAAGCTCCTTTAGTTGAAGCTGCTATTAGAAATAAAGAGACTGGTGAAATAGAGCGTATGGGTCCTAAACATGACCAAGCTCGTAAAGATGATATTAGAGAAAACCCTAATTACGAAGAAGGGTTTATAGATGAGCGTGGTAACTTTCACGAGCGTACTGCTGCTGTAGATCAAGCTAAACGTTCTGGTCAAATACCAGAAGATCATGTACTTGAGAATCCTCCTGGTGAAACACCTGGGTTACATTCAGGTGATCTACGTAAAGCAGGTGACAAACGTTTTGAAATTACTGACGAACAACCTGTTGGCGAACCTAAACCTCCTGTTGAAGAAGGTCCTAAGACTCGTGAAGAACATAAAAAAGCTATTGATGATTTAGAGTACGATATTTTTGTAACACACGAAATAGATTTGCAAGAAGCTAAAAAAATGGGCGATACCGATGGTGTTGCTGAAATTGAATCTAGAATAAAAAGGGATCAAGAAAAGTTAGAACAACTTAGTAAAGACATTCCACCAGTTCAATTTGATAATCCACTTAAACCTACTTGGGAAGAGTTGCACGATCATCTTTGGAATGCTAATAAAGTAGGAGAAGCTTTTGATAAAATTCTTAATGCAGACATTGGTTCTAAAGGACAACAATTTTTAATTAAAGCTCTTAATCAATCTCAATTTATTCGTGATGCTAAATTAGAATTTTCTAAAGAATTTCTTAAATATATAGATAAAGATGGGTTTGAAAAACAAGATGCTGTTGGTTTATATACTGGAAATTCTATACATAAAGTAGAGCTTGGGAAAGAAGGTAGTTTAACAACACTGCTGCATGAAGCTATTCATGCTGGTACTCAAAAACTTCTTACTCAAGGTAATCATCCTGCTGCTATTAAACTCCAAAAATTATTTGAAGAGTTTGAAGAAAAATATAACGCTGACTATAAAAAAGAAATGGAGTTATATAAAGAAAATAAACCAAATGCTACACCAGCTGAACTTAAAGATTATGAACAATTTTATCATGAACAAAACAAACCTTATGGTTTAACAGATGTTGATGAATTTATTGCTGAAGCTTTTACTAACAAAGATTTTCAAAAATTACTTGGATCAATTAAGTCTAAAGAACCAAACACTGTTATTGGTGACATGTGGGAAAGTTTTAAAGATACTGTTCGTAAAGGCTTAAATATTCCAGAATCACAACGTACAGCATTTGATGATGCAATTGAACATGGTACTAAACTTATTGAAGAATCTAAAAGTTATTCAGCTTTAAATGTGTTTTCTGTAAGAACTTCTCCCTCTGTTGTTAAAGCTGCTGAAAAAATAGACCCTCGTTCTATTCCTAATGAAAAAGAATTTTATGAACATGCGACAGATATTTATGAACGTTATGGCGAAGAAGTAGCCATCAAGTTTTTTGAAGACTATAACAAAAATCTTAAAGAACAATCTATTCCTGTTCCTAATAACATGGAAGAGTTGGATGATGCTTTTCATAAACTAAATACATTTCAAACTAAAGATAGATCAGAAAATGTATCTTGGTATAAAGAAAATACAGAAAATGGTGTAACAGCAGAAGATCGAACCAAATGGTTTGATATGCGTGAGCGTGGTGAAGAGTTACCACCAGAAGCTAAAGCTGTATTAGACGTTATTGACCAAGAAAATTTAGCATTAGTTCGTAAGATCAAGGCTATGGGTGGTGATGTTGGTGATGAGTTTGTTAAAGGTCAATCTCGTATAAGAATTTTTGGTGATGTTCAAAGCAATTGGCTTAACACTATTAAAGAGTTTTTTAGTAATGGTGGAGCACTAGGAGATAAAATTGCTGACCAAGCTAACGCTGCTATGGAACGTAAAGTGTTTGGGCTAGAGACTTGGACTACTGATCCCAAAGTTGAGGGTGCTGCTGTTAAAAAAGAAACTGGTCGTGTTATTGAGATGCACAGACATCTAGAAGATACAACCTATTCATACCAAGACGGTTCTGGTAAATGGCAAACTGTTCCTGTTAAAAAAGGAACATCAATCTGGGAATGGAAAGACGGTAAAAGAAAACAAATTGGACATTCAGAAAAGCTGGACTTAAAACGTGGTGATACTTTAGAACTTAAAGTTCCTGGTGAAGCACCTGTAGGTGCTGATGGAACTAAAGTCACACGAGTAATTAAGTCTCAAGCTGTTATCTCTGATGGTAAGGTGATGGATATTGAGCGTCATTCTCCTTATCGTTACTTACATGATGCTGAAGCATCTGCTCGTTTAGCTAATATTGGTTTACGTAAACAAGCTAGAGAGTTAGAGTTTATTAACAACCTTAAACAATCTAAACTATTTGAAGAAGTTGGATTTAGTCCTGACAAACCACTTAAAAATTTACCACAAGGTTGGAAAGTTCCTAATAGCATTGATCGTATACCAGAGTTACGTGGATGGCATTTTGATCCTAAAACAGCAGCAATTATAGAAGATTTTGCTAAAGTTTGGGATAACACTATGTGGACAAAGTTAAGCAATGCTCTTGTTAAAAACATGATGCTTAACCCAGTTCCTCATATGTTCAATGAGGTTATGCACTTGTGGAATGCTAGAGGTTTTACTGGTTGGGTAGACCCACGTAGGTTGGGTACTTTTGCAGATACTGCTAGACAAGCTGCTAGAGATGTAGGTAGTCAAACAAAATTCTATAGAGACATCATGCGTGAAGGTGGTTCTATACTTGGAGCTGATCCCAGAAATAAAGAGTTCTTTGAACCTATATTTGAAAATGCTAAAAAAGAAATGTTTGGTGACAAAAATACGCAAAGAAATCTTGGTCAACTAGCAAAACGTTTAGGTACTACTGTAGGTGATTTGTACAACGGAATATCTAAAGCATCTAACAAAGCCATGTGGTTTACCAGAGATGTAATGTACGTACAATATGTTCGTGAGATTATGGCTGAATCACAAAAACGTGGTCAACCTATGGATCTTAAATCTGCTATTAAAGAAGCAGAAAAACACATGCCTAATTATCGTTTACCTTCAGAAGTATTAGGTAAACGTGGTCTATCTCAAGTGCTTAGAAATCCTAACATATCTATGTTCTCTCGTTACCACTATGGTATGGTCAAATCTTTGGTTAATACCATAAAAGATGTTGATCCTCGTAATCTAAGTTCTCCAGAAGGTCGTAAACATTTCCGTCAGGGTGTTGACTCTATGTTGGCTATTGGTGTTGCTATGGGTGTTTTGTATCCATTGATGGACTATATTGCTGAGAGTATGTTTGGCGAAGGAGCAGAGCAACGTAGAGCAGGTCCTTTCCACTTGTTACAAGCAGGTGTGAATGTGGCTACTAATAAAAAAGATGCTAGTGCTTTAATATGGCCTGTCTTTACTTTTAATCCTGTATTGTTGTCTTTAGGTCAGTTAGCTTTTAACAAAAACATATTTACTGGTAAAAAAGTATATCATCCAGATGATCCTTTGGGTGATGTTCTTGGTGATATAGGGCAGTATATTGCTAAACAAGTTCCTATGGGTGCTCCAATGATCTCTGCTGTTACTGATGAAGATGCAGAAACTCAATTTGCTGCTAAACAACTAGACATTAAAGTTAAAACAGAAGCAGAAAAACAACGTGAAAGTAAAGCCATAGAACGTGAAAGAAGAGCAGCTAAAAGTCGTGTTACTAAACGGGATAAAAGAACGTATATACCATGAACCTACTAATAATAGATCAATTTGATTGTGGATTTGCTATGGACTTGGCTATCAAGTCTGCTGCTTACGGACACGATGTACGTGTGTATATGCGTAATAATTTTGATGGTACTCGCTGTGAAAACGGTGATGGTATGGATTGCTTTAAGAAAGTACCTGATTGGGAACCCAGTATGGACTGGGCTGATCTCATATTTGTTACTGATAACAGCAGGTACATACAACGTATAGAGTCTTATAGACGTAAAGGGTATCCTATCTATGGCTGCAACGTAGAAGGTGCTAGATGGGAACAAGATAGAGAGTATGGATCAGCTATATTTGAAAGAGCTGGTATTGCTACTATTCCTATGCAAAAGTTTAAGAAGTATGATGATGCTATAGCACTTGTACTTGCTAATAAAAACAAACGCTATGTATCCAAACCTGTTGGTGATGGAGATAAAGCTCTTAGCTATTGCTCTAAAGACTGGCGTGATATGGTTTTTATGCTTAACAAATGGAAGAAGAGCAATGCTTATGATGGTGAGTTTGTTCTACAAGAGTTCCATAAAGGTTGTGAGATGGCTGTTGGTGGATGGTTTGGTTTAGGTGGATTCTCTAAACACATTCTTGAGAACTGGGAGTTTAAGAAGCTAATGTCTGGGGATCATGGTCCTGCTACTGGTGAGCAAGGTACTGTGATGAGGTATACCCAAAAGAGTTTGTTAGCTGAAAAAGTCTTATTACCTTTAGAAGGTTTTTTACATGGTATAGGTTACAGCGGTTATATAGACGTTAACTGTATCATTGATGATAAGGGTAATCCCTGGCCCCTAGAGTTTACTACTCGTCCTGGATGGCCTCTATTCCAGATCCAACAAGCTCTACATACAGGCTGCCCTATTGGTTGGATGCTTGACTCTTTAAATGGTAAAGACACTCTTAAAGTTAAAGATAGCATTGCTTGTGGTATTGTGGTATCTCAACCTGACTACCCATACAACAACGTTAAAAAGAAAGAGAATACAGGATACCCTATCTTTGATTTAACAATGGAAGATGCTACTAGTAACATTCACCTATCAGAAGTTAAGATGGGTTTTGGACCAGGTAAAGATGGTAGAAACACAGAGCCTTGTATGGTTACGGCTGGTAGTTATGTGATGACTGTCTCTGGTACAGGTAAAACTGTTTATGATGCCAAATGTGATGCTTATGATACCTTTAAGAAGAAAATATGTATGATTAACTCTCCTATGGTCAGAGATGATATAGGAGAAAAATTAGAAGAAATGCTTCCACTACTTCAAAAGAATGGCTATTGTAAAGACATTAAATACAAGTAATTACTATGGCTACTAATCCTAATTCAAACATTCCGATTCCACAGAATCCTATAGGGGAGAATTACCCCTGGAGAGATTGGTTTCAAAAGCTTAGTAATAAAGTATATGGTTCTTTAGCTAGTCAAAACTCTAATGGAGTTGCTATATCAGGTGGTACTATAGACAATACCGCTATAGGTTCTACTACTCCATCAACAGGTAACTTTACAAGTTTAAAGTTAGGTTCTCCTTTAAAAATAACATATGGTGGAACCAATGGTTTTGCTGTACCTACTGCTGGTGCTGTAGCTTATGGCAATGGTGGTGCTTACGCTTTTACTGCTGTAGGTACTACAGGTCAAGTGCTTACTTCTAACGCAGGAAGTACACCCACTTGGACTTCTGTTGTTAATAAAATTGCTGCTGGTACTAATATATCTATAACTCCAATAGGAGGCACTGGTACTGTAACAATTAACACTACTGGACTTTCTGTAACCATAACAACAGCTAAATTAACTCCAACGGGTACTAATGGAAGTATGACTTTTACGAGTGGAATATTAACAGCTCAAACAGCAGCTACATAAAATGGAACCATTTACTCTTGCTCTAGCTGCTCTTTCTGCTGTTAAACAAGGCATAGCCTTATACAAAGATGCTAAAAGCACAGGTTCTGAAGTTATTGAAATAACACGTGAACTTAGTGCTTCTCTTGGATCATTTTTTGATCATCAAGAGCAAGCTATTAAACAAGATGAAAAAACAAAAAAGAATCCTCCCAAGGGTAAATCATTACAAGCAATTGCATTAGAAAATGTTCTTAGACGCAAACAATTAGAACAAGCAGAGGCAGAACTTAGGGAGTTACTTGTATATCAATCTCCCCCAGAATTAGGTGCTGTATGGACTGAGTTTGAAAAAGAACGTGAGAAACTAAAAAAAGAACAAAAGATACAAGATGAACTATTAAAAAAAAAGAGACGGCTGACAAAAGAAGAAATCACGAACGGATGGAGAGGTGGAATATTAGAATTGCAATCTGCATTGCAGTTTTGGTGGTCACCTTTGTTATTGTTGGGTTAATGTTTCAAATAGATCGTATGTATAAAGCAGACAAATACGAACATGAGATAGAGTTTGAGTTTAGAAAACGCTTTTATAGCGACACAAAAACGTTAGAATGTTTTCAAATATTTAAAGAAACTGGTTTTGTTCCAAAATACTGTAAGGATATATTATGAATTGGTTATCACAAATTGCTCCTACTATTGCCACTGCTATTGCAGGACCCTTTGGTGGTCTAGCATACGAAGCAATTTCTAAAGTAATAGGTGTATCTCAAGATGATGCTAAGAAAATGCTTGATGATGGTAAACTTACTGCTGATCAAATAGCATCCGTACAACAAGCTGAGATAGCTCTAAAAGCTAAAGCACAAGAGCTTAACCTAGACTTTGAACAACTAGCTGTACAAGATAGAAGCTCTGCAAGAACAATGCAAATTGCTACTCAATCTTGGATACCTCCTGTTCTTGCCATAGGTATTACAGGTGGATTTTTTGGTATACTTTTTGGATTAATGTACGGTCAAGTACAACATACGCCTCAAATTGATATTATGCTAGGTTCACTTGGTACTGCTTGGACAGGCGTGGTTGCTTTCTATTTTGGTTCTTCAGCAGGTAGTCAGAAAAAAGACGAACTTTTACATCAATCAACACCAGTTTCAAAATGATTAATTCAAGGGATTTAAATGAACTACTTCCAGAAGTTAAAACAAGAGTTGAAAAGTTTATTCAATCTTGTAAAGATAAAGGCATTGATATACTTGTTACTAGTACGTATAGAGACATGGAAAGCCAAGCAGCTCTCTACGCTCAAGGAAGGACCACAGAAGGAAAAATTGTCACAAATGCTGGACCTGGTGATTCTTATCACAATTGGCGTTGTGCTGTGGATGTTGTTCCGTTGATAAACGGAAAACCTGATTGGGATGGGTCACACCCAGTTTGGGAACAAATAGGTTTAATTGGGTCTGAATGTGGGTTAGAGTGGGCTGGTAAATGGATTCACTTTAAAGAATTAGCTCACTTTCAATATACCAATGGTTTAACTATAGCCCAATTAAAAAGTGGTGCTACCATAGTTTAAAATCTATTTATTAATTTTTTAGTAGGTACTTTATCAGGATCAGGGGAAATACCTAGCTGTATCTCCTCTGATCTTATTTGTCTGTCAAGGTAATTTCTTAACCAATCAATACCTCCTATGTCTTGAAACATTTCTCTTTGTTTTAGACTAAGACGTATACCGTAGGTTTTGCTACCTGTTAGATCACTTTTTGGTCTTGGCATTTTTAGCTTCCATCATTGCATCGGCTATTGTGTAACAATCTTTAGCTACAAGGTTTTTCCAATTATCATCCCAACCATGTGTTTGAGCTTGTTCACAATACTTTGTGTACATAGAGTTTAGAGCAAGACCTGCAAACCAGTCTCTAAGATCCATACCCCCATTCTCTTGCCTACCTACTACTGCTCCTTTTTCAGGACTATATAAAGGCTGTGTGCTTGGGAATGCTTTCATTCTGATTTTCCTATGCTATAAATAATAAAACAAAATACCGCTGTAATCCATATAGCAGCAGTAAATAAAACTGCTACTAGTAACAATAAGTCTAGGATTTCATTCAATGTTTTTCTCCTTAAGTTTATCTTGTATAAATAACAAATGTCTTTCAAACTCTGGTTTATTTAGAGGTGAGTGCATATCTACCCATATCTGAACTGTTTCTATACTTGTTAGATTACGATAAGGTTTCCACCTAGGAGATTGGTCTAATGTCTTATCCTTTAAATAATCTATAGACTCTTGTATTTCTTTCCATTTATGGTAGCTGCTCTTATCTAAAAACGTTTGTATTGTTTCTAGTGCTTCATGTTTGTTCATATGTTCTTCTCCTTTAACTTAGCTTCTATTTCTTTTGCAAAGTCATCCACCCACGCTCCATAAACAATTCGCCACTCATCACATATAGGTTTTAAATCTTCCTCAGTCAAACTTACCCATTCTTTAGTACCAACAAATTTTTCAGCACATGGTAGGCAATACAGCGCATACCCACCACTAACACCACATTCATCGCACCCTTGTTGTGGTGTGGTGTAAAGAGGCAATGGCTCAACATCAACTGTTACTAGCGAGGTAACTGTTGTTGGCTTTGCCCAATAAAAACCGCCTTTTTGCGGATTAAAATAAGCAACAGGCTCGTCTTTAGTCATTCTTGTCCTCCATTTCTTTCAACATATGGCTCAACGCCATCATCTGTTTACTTTTCTCCATGCGTTGGGCATGAAGGAGGTTCATTGCATCGCTCAAGGCTTGCATAGCCCCATACAGTTCAATTATTTCTTCTTTAATTTCTTCTTTGGTTTTCATTCTTGTCCCCTTGCTCTGATGGCGTTTGAATCGCTTGTCAATGAATATGAATCATGTAATTGCCGAAGTACAGCGCAAAACTTCTCACGCTC